AAAAATACTGGGCCAGTAGCTCATCTGGGAGAGCGGGTGCTTTGCAAGCACTAGGTGGCGGGTTCGAGTCCTGTCTGGTCCACCAAAGAATTCACCCTTACACACGGTGTACAATAGGATAAGTAGTGTGTAACAGAATATAGCGGGATGGAGAAGCGGCATCTCAGGAGTCTCATAAGCTCCAGTCCCTGGTTCGATTCCAGGTCCCGCAACCAATAATACATGATCAATTATACACCAATTAATCAATACATAGGTATAAAATTAAATCATTCATACAATGAGGCAATGTCGTTCACAGACAACGAATTGCAAAATTTGTTATATGAACACAAGATTATACTTATTAAAAATTGGAATGATGTAAGTCCAACACAAATTGTAAATTTTTCGAAAAAATTCGGTAAGATTTGGACAGACGATTTGTATAAGAGATTTCAAGAAAATGTATCGTGTGATGACAGCGGCACACCTTATTCTATATACAACAATCAGTTATGGAAACGATTGACAGGTGAATTGCCGTGGCACACTGATGTTGCAAATGAACCCGGTTGTGAACGATATCCTTCACGGTTGTTATATTGCACTGAATTACCAAGTCATTATACTGGTCTAGCCACTGAAGTAAGTAATATGGCATTTGCCTATAAAGAATTATCTGAATCAGAAAAGGACTTTTATTCTAATGTGTATTTCACACATCAAAGTTGGCAGAAAGTAGGCACTAATCTAATTGATTTACCTGCAATAGGAGTTCATCCTCACACAAGTGAAAAGTTTTTAAGGCTTAATAGAGTTGGTTCTAGTTTAGGTTGGATTACACAATGGTATAAAATTAATAGTGACAACACTAGAACTTATTATAATATTGTTTCATTGGAAGAAATTGTTACAAGGTTAGGCGAACAATACAAATATTCGCATAACTGGGAAGTTGGTGATATGTTAATTTTTAGTAATTGGGCAACAATGCATAGAAAAGGATTGGGTACTATATATGATGATAGTACAGGTGCACGATCATTTATAAGATTAACTATAAATCCTGGGTTCGATGTTATTGCATAAAATTAAAATATATACTATAATAGTGTAAATAGAATATTCGGAGTTTAGCGCAGTTTGGTAGCGCATCTGCTTTGGGAGCAGAGGGTCGGGGGTTCGAATCCCTCAACTCCGACCAAATACAATAAGGAAAAATAATGACTTGTAGAGGATATGATCCAAAAGCAGTAAAAATCGGTAAATCAATAAAACGGTTAGCCGCAAATCATTTAGATGCCCATAAGAGGGGTGAATTTATTCGAGGCTATGTTAAAATAGCTGAAAATGAATTGAGAACAAACAAAAGAGATAATAAATAAATTAGACAATGTTCGTTTGTTATGTCCTAATTGTCACACACAAACTGATACTTATGGAAGCAAAGGACACGGTAATAGATATAAAAAAGATACCAAACGAAACAGGTATCTAAGAGAGTATAAAGCCTGAGTGCGTAGAGAGGTGATACGTCTCCTTTACACGGAGAGCGATACTGGTTCGAGTCCAGTCTCAGGTACCAAACAATGCGGGATTGGTGCTAATGGTAACACGAGACCTTGCCAAGGTTTAGTCACGAGTTCGATCCTCGTATCCCGCTCCAAATGAAAGTGTTTATGTCAAGAATTAGTAGTGAAAAAGCAGTTAATCAAGTAGGTAATAGATATGATTTAATTCTCATTGCATCGCAACGAGTAAGAGAATTACGCAAAGGTCACAGACCCAAAATCACATCTAACACAGGTCCTATATTGACTGCACTATCTGAAGTTGAAGAAGGTTTAGTCGGTAGAGACTATCTTAAACGAGTAAAATCTGTTCAACCAAAGAAAGATAAACTATATTGATTTGCCCAAAACAAATTGACGATAAACATGTTTTGATATACAATACATGTATTGAATGAATTGAAAGGTTTTAGGATCGGTACAGCAACTAACTTATTACTTAAGACTGCCCTTTGGGCTAGAGGAGTTTCGATAAGTCTCCTCGATAAAAACAAAAAGTAGACAACGATCCTGTTATTTTATTTGGATGAGTACAGCAAGTAAAAAATAACGCTACCAATAATTCAGTAGAAGACGGCCCCTGGAAAGGCTTTACACAGTAAAATGTGCGTTGATGGAACTGCTGGCACCTTGGAAAGACTTGGTATGATGTTAGTACAGACACAACACTAACTAGGACAACAAGAATTGTTGTTATGCGTCTAGGGAACTGAACCGATATACAGGGGATATGGCTAGAGCAGACAGAAAAACTTAACCAGTTTCGATCATCCAGTTTTATTTTTAGGATACTAACAGCAATTTTTTCTTTACACTTATATCGTAAAAAAGAAATGTATCCTGCTTCATAATCACATAGAAAGGAGAAACTATGAAGTTCGTTGACGCAATCAAGAATCAAGAAGCCCGTACTGCAAATGGTATGAAGGCCCGAGTCTCCAGCGCAAATGCGTGTGTAGACTTGTTTTACAATATCGGCGCAAGCCGAGGCAAGAACATTGTTCCTGCTTTTACAGCGGCTTATGTAGAAAACTCCGATCTAGCGTTGCGTATCGCCCAATGGGCACGTGACGTTCGTGGTGGTTCAGGTGAACGTGAAATCTTCCGTGATATCCTGCGTCACCTAGAAAAGACTAACCCAACTGATGCCGCTCGTCTATTGATGAAGGTGCCAGAAGTTGGTCGTTGGGACGATGTTTTTGTCTTTACCGACAATGACTTGAAGGCTAAGGCATATACTATGCTTGGCGATGCGCTCCGCGCAAGTAACGGTCTTGCCGCTAAGTGGACTCCACGTAAGGGTAAGATCGCGGCTGAAATTCGTCAATTCTTCGGAATGACTCCTAAGCAATACCGCAAGAGCCTTGTTGGTCTAACCAATGTTGTTGAAACACAAATGTGTGCTAACGATTGGGACAACATCAACTACAGTCACGTTCCTTCTGTTGCTCACGCACGATACAAGAAGGCATTCGGTCGTCATGGTCAAACATACGCTGAATATGTCAGTAAGTTGGTGAAGGGTGAAGCCGGTGTTAAGATTAACGCAAGTGCAATCTTCCCTTACGATGTATTGAAGGGCCGTATCGGTCGCTACAATACAATGAGTAAGCAAGAACTTGACGTTGTTCAAGCACAATGGGACGCATTGCCTAACTATGTTGGTGCCGCTAATGTGTTGCCTATGGTTGACAGTTCTGGTTCTATGACTACACCAGCAGGTGGTTACAACTCTAAGTCAGGCTTGACCTGCTTGGAAGTTGCAATCAGTCTTGGTTTGTATTTTGCAGACAAGAACACTGGTAAGTTCAAGGATACATTCTTGACTTTCAGCCGTAGCCCTAAGTTGGTGAACCTTAAGGGTAACATCAATGATAAGATCAATCAAATGAACACAGGCGAAGTTGCTAACACCAACTTGCATGCGGCAATGCAATTGATCTTGGATGTGGCAGTTAAGAACAATGTTCCTCAAGCAGAAATGCCTGAAACATTGGTAATCTTCTCTGACATGCAATTCGACCAAGGTGTAGACCGTGACGAATCTGCAATGGAGATGATTGAACGCAAGTTCAAGGAAGCAGGTTATACTGTTCCTCAAGTTGTGTTCTGGAACTTGAACGCCAGTTACGGTAACACTCCTGTCAAGTTTGACAAGAAGGGTACTGCTCTTGTCTCTGGCTTCAGCCCTGCTGTTGCTGGTGGTATCATGGGCGGTAACATGGATGACTTCACTCCAGAAGCAATCATGTTGAAGACCGTTATGAAGCCTCGTTACGACTTGGCTTGATTATAACCCGGTTACACTTTGCCGTTATAAAAGTGGGTGGGGCAATCACCATATAAACTGCTAGGTACATACGAACTTGACCTTACGACCCGAGTTACATGGGTACGAAAAAAATCGTAGGTGAGGACTAACAACCTTTCCAGAAAAATAAATGTTATGGACAGTGTAACAACTAAGACCGGGGCTCATGTGGTGTGAGTGTCCGGTCACCTTTATATGTGGTATGGGCCCCAACCATGTCCTATTAAACTGTATCTAGTTCCACTAGTGATTTCAGTAACACAATGAAATAAGCAAGAAGGAAATATCACCGCTGATCCTTTTTCTCTGCTACAAGTGTGGCTAAATATTTTTAAATCCCCACCTTCGTAATCATTTGGGTCACTTAATTGAATAATTATATTCATTTTTCTATCCACATTCTTATATAAGTTGATATAGATATCAGTATGATATTCAAATAGATCACCTTCAACATATTTTTTAATCTCATACGGTTCTATAAATGTGATATTATTGTATGGTTCCCACAATGGATTAAGAATAGTGTACAATTCGTTAGTTAAGGGGTGTACTTGACAAGTAAAAAAACTTGCGGTAGTATTCGTATCTTTACTCCCGCGTCTATGAATGCCCGAATTTTCGCTATGAGCATAATTAATTAATGATTCTATTTGCTCGTTGTTTAGAGCATTGGGTATTTCTTTGATAAAGTCCGGGTATTTATGATCTAAAGATGGCTTTAACTGTATTGGAATCATTAATTAGTCTCAACTACCCTTGATCCGCCTATTGAATTATAATAGTTATGTACAGTGTCTAGATATTGATTATGTAGGTCTGTATTTGCAAATGATGTATGAGCGGCATCATCGCTCCAATCACTAGTGACTGTTTGAGTTAGACCATCACTACTCACATCAATTGTAACTGTATTAACTCCGGGATAATTGGCTGCAATGTAATCTTCAACTTGTTGAAAAACACTTGACATTGTTGGGTCTGTGGTTTCATTGTGCCACGCTACGGATGTGTTTGGTCTGGTATGTGTTATTTTACGTGATATAGTCATATCAAAATTCCCTTATTACAATATTTATCTTAGATATTGACAAATATTCCAAAATACTGTACAATTATACAAATTAGGAGAAAAATATGCCCTGGATTCAAAATGTAGCATTAAGTGATATACCCAAAGGTCATCACATCCATGTAGGAAAAAACGCTATGTTGATACAGATCGTTGATCCTGCAATGGAATTCCCTACACCATTGTATAAGTTTAAGGAAATTCATCAGTTTGAATTTTTGGACTTAGAGCGTGATGACGAATTTGCTGAGGAGTTCAAGGTCACTGACGAACAGGCTACTGAGTTGGTTAGACTGTTGCAACATGCATTGGATAATCACATGGATGTAGTTGTTCATTGTGTTGCTGGTGTATGTCGCAGTGGTGCAGTATGTGAAGTTGGAGTTATGATGGGATTTCAAGACACCGAAGTGTTTCGCAGTCCTAACTTGTTAGTTAAGCATAAAATGATGAAAGTATTGGGTTGGTCTTATGATGAAAATGAACCTCATACTATCAATGGTATTGAATTGGACAGTGGATTGATTGTACCAAGTAATCGTGAAGGTGATATATGATTCGTGATCGTTGGCAAATTGTAAGTGATGATAGTGTATGGATGTTTCCTGCTGATATTCAATTGAGTACAGTTGAATTGAATGGGGAGATTTACAAATTTACGCCTTACGAGTCCTGTTTATTTTTTATTAATGGTGATAGTGATGTTGTATGTCGCTACAAAACCCAAGAGGAAGCAATAGCAGGTCATGTTGAATTAGAAAAGAAGTATGGATTAAAAAGATGTTTAAAATTAAAAATTTAGAATTTATAGATTTAGCAGGTGCAATGGCTCATGCTAAGTCAACAAATGAGTTTGTGACTATTGTTGGTCCAGACTTTGAAGTTTGCGGTATGTTTGGCGTTGACAGCGTTATTGATGGCAAGACACCTGATGGTGTTAAATACGATTGGAACAAGAATAGTCGTATAGGTCGTGTCAAGAAAGAGCGTGTATAAAAGTACTCATTTGACAAATAAATACTTTGGGCATATAATAGATGTTTTACGAAAGGAGCATAGTATGGGTTACAATACAAAACACTTTGACCATGAAGCCCACTATGCTTCTAAGTCAACAAAGGAACTTGAGGCTCTGTTGAAAAAAGCCGAAAAGTTTGTTAAAGAACACCCTCAGTTTGAGCATGGTTGGCATAATGATTATCGCCAAATGTTGAAACTGAAAATCGCAGAAAGAATTGGAAGGAAATAATATGCCAAGCGTATTTTTAGTGTCGGACACACACTTTGGTCATGCCGGAGTGTGTAGATTCACAGAAAGCGACGGAGTCACAAAGATCCGACCATGGACTGATCCAAATGAAATGGATGAGGAAATGGTAAAGCGTTGGAACGAAACAGTAAAGCCCACTGATAAGGTTTATCATTTAGGTGATGTAGTTATCAACCGCAAGTCATTAAGTATCATGAGCCGGTTAAACGGCGACAAGGTCTTAATTCGTGGCAACCATGATATCTTCCGTGATGATGAATACAGAATGTATTTCAGAGAATTAAGGGCATATCATGTCATGAACGGTATGATCTTAAGTCATATTCCAATTCATGCTGATTCATTAGGTCGCTTTGGTGTTAACATTCATGGACATCTTCATACAGGTCGTGTTCGCAAGCCTCGTGGTGTGAACGCCAGTACTGGAGAAGTTTTATACAGCAATGAAGTTGACCCCAGATATCATTGTGTTTGTGTTGAACAAACAGACTTCCGTCCGATCTTATTTGAGGATGTTATCAAGCGTATCACTGATGAAGGTGGTATGGTTGGGTTTAATCCAAAAGCATACGGCAACGGATCTGCAACTTAAAATAGGGACTTCGGTCCCTATTTTTTTGTCCCTATTGCCATTAGTCTGGTATAACTTGTGTCACGAAAAGGTATTTGTCTTTCACCAGTATAGTAAACCTGACCTAGGTTATACTTGTTAAGTAAGTCTTCCATTGATTTGGTCTCTTGTTGTATTTCCCAATATTCATGACTTGTTGGTAATGTTGTAGTTTGCATACAAACTAAACTACCTGCAGGAATAGTGTTATACCATGATGTATCAGTAAATTGATCTATGCTACAGTTTATATAAACTGTATTAGTATCATTAGAGAAATCTAATTTTGATACATCGGCAACATGATTAGTTACATTTGGCTCTTCCATTTCTAACCATGTGTTACATATTTGATTGGCAACAACAATTGCATCTTGGTCTATATCGTAGCCGTCAATTTTATGATAACTGTTTGGTTTTCTAACGATTAACATAAACGCCATTAGATTATGCCAACTTCCCAAGATTTTAATATTAGGCTTGATATAAGAACACTTTTCTAATTCTTCACACAGCCATAATTTACTAGTGACTAGACCATGATAAAACGATTCATATGGATTCATTCAAATTTCTCATTTTCTGTCAAGCTAGATTCTATTAGATGTTTAATTTTATCTCCCCAAACTATTTTAGGTATGGTTGGTTTTACATATTTTGATAATTCTGCTTTGTAATTGTTTACATCAAAATTTAACTTGATAATTGCTCTATCCCAACCATAACTTCTAATTCTAGGTTCTTTAAAATTAAACATGTGTTGCTTGATATACGCACTAATGTTATTAGTGTTCATGGGTGCATAATATTGATCGGCTAACATATGCAATTGTATAAGTTTATATAACGATTCAAAACTATATCCTAACATGTTTCCGTTACCAGTGATACCCTTATCTTTCATATAATGTTCATACATATGAAAAGATAGTCTATAAGGTGATAAAACTTTATCTTTTTTATAATTGTGTACCCACGGCCAATCACCACCAAACACAGGAAA